GCATTAGCAGGTTATGGTAAAAAAGATATTTCAGTAAGTTATGAAAATAATGTATTGAAAATCGAATCAGTAAAAACAAAGGAAGAAAAAGAAGTTGAAGACAATGACGGTGTATTACACCAATGTATTGCTAAACGAAGCTTTGTTAAACACTTTACATTAGCAGATGATGTTGAGGTAAAGAGTGCTGAACTAAAAGATGGTCTTTTAAAAGTGGCTCTGGAGAAAATTGTACCAGAACATAAAAAGGCTAAAACAATTAGTATAAAATAAATTTAATTGTGGAGGGAGGCTTGACTTTCCTCCACTTTTAATATATAATAGTGAGTATAAATTAATAAAAGGTGAGTTTAGCAATAGCTTGAAACTACCTTCTAAAATATAGGAGAAAATAATGATATTACCAGTTAATCAGGTAATGAATGAGGTTGATTTAAATAATATTCCAAAACCAACTTTCAACACACTACCAACAGTAAAAATAAAAAATACAATCGCATTAGATTTTAGTAACATTTTAATTGATGATGATGACGACAATTTAGTCCGTGAGCATGGTGTTACACCAGCACACATTGAGGATTTAAGAATGTCGTTTGGTCAAGGCGTAGATATGACGCAAGTACCACCATGTGTAATTAAAAGAAAAGCAAAAGGTATAGAAAAAGAATATGAACTTGTCTATGGCTTTGGTCGTTCTTTTGCACTTATGGAGCTTGGTCAAAAAAAATGGTACTTTACAGAAATAGAAGCAGACGAAGATTCTATTGATGATGTAAGGGCTGTTGAGAATGAACCATTACCAAAACTTAATAATAAAGAACAAGATTTAAAAGCATATCTTGTTAAAAAAGTTAGAAAAGGTACTTTAAAAAATGATGAGTTAGATATTAGAAAAAAACTTAATCAAGTATCTTTACACAGAAAACAACAATCAAAAGACCGTATTGTACAATGGGTATTAGAAGATTGTGGAACACCACAGAAATATGCCTTTTATAATAAATCAAAAGCACAAGTTTGGTTAGAAAACCATTCTAAAAAAGATTATGTAATTGGTGGTTATGATATTAACAAAGAACAATATGGTTTTCTAGTAAAAGAGGGTTATCAATATAGATTTGTAGTTAATGCTATTAATAACTATGCTGAAACCTATAACGAAAAAACAAAAACAGGTCTACACTCTTATTGTGTAGCACACATGGGAGCACCAACGGCTAACTCATCTATACCAGATAAGAGAGTTAAATTTAGAGAAGAACTTGAATCTATTTTAAGTAACTTTAAAAAATGTGGTATGAATCTTGACTTTATACATATTGCTGGTGCATTACCACAAGAGAAGGGAATTGACGATTGGAAACAATTAGTCAGTATTTAATTATTGTGGCCAAAGGAGGCTTGACTTCCTTTGGCACTTAATATATAATGATAAACAAATGCGGAAATAGTTTAAAAGTAAAACACTTGGTTTCCAACCAGGAGAAGATTGGGCAGTACATTCTTTCCGCTCCAATTTTAATAAGAGTAAGAGTATATGATGAAACATAAAATACCATTCGTAAAGTTTAAAGTCCGAGAAGCTGGCGTATGGGTAGAAAAAACAACAGATGACTTTTTTGGTAAAAAAAGAGTTGTAGTATTCGGACTGCCTGGTGCATTTACACCTACTTGTTCAAGTAAACAATTGCCAGGTTATGAAACAAAATTTAATGAATTCAAAGAACGAGGTATTGACGAGATATATTGTGTATCAGTTAATGACTCTTTTGTTATGAATGCTTGGGCTGAAAAAGAACATATTGTAAATTGCAAAATGATTCCAGATGGTTCAGGTGAGTTTTCAAGGCTAATGGGAATGCTTGTCTGTAAAGACGATAAAGGATTTGGTCAAAGGTCTTGGAGATATGCTATGGTTGTAAATGATGGTGTCATTGAGGCATTATTTGAAGAGCCAGGTAAATGTGATAATTTGACCAGCGACCCATATGGTGAATCTTCACCAGAAAGTATGTTGAAATACTTGACAAATTAAAATAGGAGAAATATATTATGAATCTTTCAACAAATACGATTGATGTATTAAAAAACTTTTCTAATATTAACCAGAATATTCTAGTTAAACCAGGAAAAACAGTACAAACAATCTCTACAATGAAGAATATCTTGGCAGAAGCTGAGGTAAACGAGGAGTTTGGTAGCGAGTTTGCTATCTATGACTTACCAGAGTTTTTGAGGTCTATCGAATTGTTTGATAGTCCACAATTACAATTTAATGGTGGTACAAATGTACAAATCAACGAAGAAAAATCTAAACAAAACATTAAGTATTTCTTTGCTGACAAATCTGTAATTGTATCTCCAACAAAATCAATTACAATGCCAGATAAGTTTGTATCTTTTACTTTTAAAAAGGAAAGTTTTGCAAAACTTATGAAAGCGGCTACAACACTAAATTTAATTGATGTTGCAGTAGTTGGTAACGGTAGTAAAATCCACATGATTGCTACTGATAAGAAAAACAAATCATCAAATGAATACTCAATTGATGTAGGCGAAACTGATAAGACTTTTAAGGCTTATTTCAAAGTTGAAAACTTTAAAATGATTACAGACGATTATGATGTTGCGATTTCATCACAAAAGATTAGTCACTTTGTAAACAGAAATAAAAAGGTTCAATACTGGATTGCGTTAGAACCAGATAGTGAGTTTTAGTGGCTGACATTAAACTTAAAAAGATAGAGTATCATTCAGTACATAGTCATTTTACATATGACATACCTGAAGAAGCTGCAATTGAAACCTTTGGTTCTGTCCAAAGATTCAATGAAATTATATCACATCTTGGTGATGATTGGGGAGGACCAGAAAAGATTGGTAACAAACCAACAGACGAAGAAGATGATAAACTAATGGATTTTCTATCAGAATTTGATTACGATAGAGAAGACGATTGGTTTAGTGATAGAAAAGGTGGTTATGATATATCTTATGAAATTGTAAAACCTAAAGATAAATAATGAATAAAGTGGAGTTTATATTATGTCAGAGTATTTGTGGGTCGAAAAGTATCGGCCAAAAAAGATTGAAGATTGTATCCTATCACAGGATATAAAAGAAACTTTTAGTCAGTTTCTATCTCAAAAAGAAATACCAAATCTGTTGTTATCTGGTACTGCCGGTACTGGTAAAACAACTGTTGCTCGTGCCTTATGTGAAGAACTTGGTGCTGATTATATTATCATCAATGGTTCAGATGAAGGCCGACAAATAGATACATTGAGGCACAAGATTAAAAACTTTGCTTCTACTGTATCACTTACCGAAACATCCAATCATAAAGTTGTAATTATAGACGAGGCAGATTATATGAATGCTGATAGTGTTCAACCTGCTTTGCGTAATTTTATTGAAACCTTTTATAACAATTGTCGTTTCATATTTACTTGTAACTATAAGAACAAGATTATTCCAGCACTTCATAGTCGTTGTACTGTTATTGACTTTACGATTAAGAATGGTCAAAAGGTAAAAACTGCCAAACTTTTTATGGACAGAATGTCGTTTCTCCTTAAAGAAGAACATATTGAGTTTGATAAAAAAGTCTTAGCTGAACTTATACAGAAATATTATCCTGATTTTCGTAGAACTATAAACGAACTTCAAAGATATTCTGTAAGAGGTAAGATAGATAGTGGTATATTGTTTAGTCTATCAGAGGCCAATAATAAAGAATTAGTAAAAACCTTAAAAGCAAAGAAGTTTAATGACATGAGAAAGTGGGTTGTTAATAATATTGACAAAGAACCTGCTTCTTTATTCAGAGGCATTTACGATATTTTATATGAGGCACTAGATACTAAATCAGTACCACAAGCAATTTTGATTATAGCTGGTTATCAGTACAAGGCAGCTTTTGTTGCAGACCAAGAGATTAATATGGTCGCTTGTTTAACTGAAATTATGGCCAGTTGTAAATTTAAATAATGACAAGCGGGTGTAGCTCAGTAGTAGAGCAATTCGTTGCCAACGAATAGGTCGCAGGTGCGAATCCTGTCACCCGCTCCAATAATTGATTGGAATATATTATGTATGAATTAAAAGATTATCTCAATGCAATAAACTTTGAGAAGAAACCTTTGTTAGATAGTGAGGACCTAACATGGGAAAAGAAATATCCTCCTTTTATAATCAACAAGTGTTTATCTATGCACTATGATTGTATCGCACAAGCCAATGAAATGAATGGTTATCACTTTTTGGACAAAAAGGTACAGTTTGATTTTTATATAAATAGTATTCGTAAGACAAAGCGATTTGGTGGCAAGTGGTTATCACAAGCCAAATTGAAAAATTTAGAGTATGTCAAAGAGTATTATGGATATAGTAATGAGAAAGCTAAATCAGCTCTTAGCATATTAACGGATAAACAAATTGACGATATAAAAATAAGCCTTTCAAAAGGCGGGAGAAAACGAAAATGAGTGAAGAAATTTCATGGTCACCGGATAGTATGTTAGAGGTCACCATTAAACAACCAGACGACTTTTTAAAAGTTAGAGAAACCCTTACAAGAATTGGTGTTGCAAGTAGAAAAGATAAAACATTATACCAATCTTGTCATATTTTACACAAACAAGGTAAGTATTACATAGTACACTTCAAAGAGTTATTTGCTTTAGATGGCAAAAAAGCTACACTAGTCGCTAACGATATTCAAAGAAGAAACACAATTGCTATTTTACTACAAGATTGGAACTTAATTGACATTGTAAAACCAACTGAAGCTGAAGATAAAGCACCATTAAGTCAAATCAAAGTATTACCATTCAAAGAAAAGAAAGAGTGGAACTTATCTGCTAAGTATAATATTGGTAAAAAACCAGAGGAAAAAGATAGCAATAATGCAAGTACCGAAGTTTAAACAATTTATCAACGAAGAAAAGGATAGCAAACCTTTTTTAAGGTTACTCATTGTTACAGATGAACCTGAAGAAGCAAAGACTTTTCATACAGCTGATAGATTAAAAGAAGAATGTGACAAGTTAGGTTATCCACATTACCTTTTTAAACTTACAGGTGGTTACACCACTTACGAAGACGGCATCCGTAAATTTCATAACAAAGGCGACAAAAAAGGTTTTGAAGTTGGCGCTATGACCGTTGCAGTTATACGAGGTTCTATAACTAGAAAAGATAGTTGGATGGACTTTGTATCAATACTAGAAAGAGCAAACGCAACTCTAGTAAATCCAAGAACTACAATTAATGTATGTGCTGACAAATATAGAACATCATTAAGACTTGCAGATTATGGTTTAACACAACCTAAAACAAAATTAATTAACGACCCCGAAAAATCTATTGACCAAGTAGAACAAGCCGATATTAAGTTTCCTTTAATTATGAAAACATTAAGAGGTAGTAAAGGTGTTGGTGTTTTATTTTTAGATAGTGAAAGAGGTTTAGATTCTATTGTACAACTTATACACAAACAAGATGAAGACGCAGACCTATTAATACAAGAATATATTAAAACAGAATATGATGTAAGGGTGCATGTATTAGGTGGTAAAGTATTAGCTTCTATGGCAAGACCGGTTATTGAAGGAGATTTTAGATCAAATGTATCACAAGGTTCTAAACCTAAAAAGATTACATTAACAGAATTAGAAATAGAAGAATGTTTAAAGGCTGCTAAGGCAGTTGGTGGTTATTGGACTGCTGTTGATTTTATACCTAGTAAAAATAGA